TCTTCGCCCGCGTGTGCTGGAGATGCGTGAGCCACGCGATCATCTCGCGGCCGTGCAGGCCATAGGCGCCGCGGACATCGGGCTTGCCGGTCTTCTCCGAGAACGCCTCGGGCTGCCCCTTGCACCATTGGAAGCAGAGCCGCCCGGCGACGGTGATCGAGTCGATGAAGACCGTGTGGTAGCGGTCGAGCGCCGCCGGATCGCCGAAGCGCTCGCACACCGCCGCGAAGTGGGCGTCGCTGTAGACCTGGTCGTCCCGCAGCGCCGGATTGGGCCCGCCGATGAAGACGGCGAAGTCCCGGCACTCGGTCCAGGTGCGCGGGCGGACGCTGTCGCCGGACCATCCCTCGATGGCCAGGTCGCCCGCCTCCAGATCGATGAACAGCGTGGTGGCGGGGTCGAGCGTCCAGAGAAGGCTCGTCTTGCCGATCCCGGACTTGCCGAAGATCGTGCCCTTGATGCCGCGCGGCTCGGCGAGCCGCTGATCGGCGGAGATGATCGGGAGGGCCATCACTTGCCCCCGTTCGCCGCGATCAGGGCGTCGATCGCGACATCGGCTCCGAGCGCGCCGGCCTTGCGAGCCTCGTCGTGGAGGGTGCACACCGCGTCGATCTCGCGGTAGAGAGCCGATGCACGCTCATTCAGCCCGATGAGGGCGAAGGCCAGGTCGTCGATCGAGGCCGCCCCGACCGGCTTGACGGTCTCGTCGCGACGCTCGCCAAGGGCCGGCACCCGGATGGTCTCGGGCAGCTTATCCAGCCCGTAATGGTGCTCGCGGAGCACCGCGAGCTTCTTCGTGATGCTCATGACGACACCTCGGTGTTCAGGGAAAGACGGAAGCTGGGCTTGCCGGTGCGGACGCTGCGCGCATCCTCGAAGGCGGAGCGGATGTGGCTCGGCCAGGCTGCGAACTTGCGCTCGGGCACCTTGATCGCGACATCGACGTATTCGGTGGGGTCGTCGCCCTCGGCCCGGATGCGTTCGACGAGAGCGGCGAGCTTGTCCTGGTCCCAGTCGACGCGCTTCGGCAGATCGGCGATCACGGTGACCGCGCCGTCATCGAAGCGGACCGTGCCGGTGTCCTTGCCGGCGGCCTGGCGTGCTGCGTGGGCGCGATCGGCGTACTTGAGGGCGACGGCGCCAGCGAGCCAATCGCAGATCGTCTTGGCGCGACGCAGGGCCTCGTCCGCCTCATCCTGCAGGAGGGCGAGCTGTTCGGCCGGCAGAGCGGCGATGTCGCCGACGGCCATGCGGCGGAGCTCATCGAGGGAGATACGGTTTGAGATCGTCATCACCGCCCCCTCACGCCGCAGGCTTGCTGGGGTGGTCGGCGGTGCTCGCGCGGATCTGTTCGCGCTCGTACTCTTCGACGTCTTCGAGGCGATACACGACGCGACCGCCGAGCTTGACGAAGCGCGGGTCTTCGCCCGTCCAGCGCCAGCGCTCAAGCGTGCGGTGGCTGATGTTCCAGCGCGCAGCCAGGTCGATCTGGTTGAGGTGTTTCGTAGCCATCTGTTTCTCCTTGGGTTCCTGTCGAAAACCTGCGGAGAGGATGGCTCCCGGGCGGGTAGGAGCCGGGAAGGAGCCAGGTAGGGCTCAGGGTAGGAATCGGGGAAAGCGGCTCAGAAATGAAAAAAAAAGCCGCCCACCGGGCGGCCTTCAGATGAGAGAGTTCAGGTCATCAGAGGAACATCCAACAGCGCCCATGCTCCTCGCTGATGAAATCACGCCATTCAGGTCTTCCGGAGAAAGCCTTCGCCAGCGTGTTGACGCTGGCGCTGTATCCGGCGCTCTCCAGAACCTCGGCGGTCAGGAGTTCCGGGTTGCCCGATTTCCAAGCGTCATAGAGTTGCCGGATGATCGCGCGCTGTTTCGATCCAGAGAATGCATAACGTGTTCCGCGAACGGTGAGGGATGCTCCGTCGGCCGCCATGGTGATCAAGTCGTCGTTCAGCTGTGAGCCCGTCGCGACACGTGCAGCCAATAGCTCGGGAGCGATGGCAAGGCCGTTGTGATCGGCAACATCTCGAACGGCGATCAGCGTATGCCCGTGGTGCACGTCAGTCGGCAGACGATTTCCAGCTGTGAAGCTCAGGACAACTCGCAAGCCGGGTGCCGGACGCTTGCGGGCAGCATCGATGAAACTTCTCCATATCGTCGGATCGCCGAGCCGACGGCCAATCCATACGGAACTGCGTTTGCTGCGTCCCGGTAGTCGCGCGTCGCCCACTTCCCAGAGAAGATCGGGCACGAGTTCGACTGGGTCTGATCGCGGCGACAGATCCAGCCGCTCCACCAACTGGCCGATCAACTTGCTGAAGTTGACGCGGGACGTCGCCAACTGATCACCGGGAACACTCACCCACCCAGCTGTCGGGCTGAAATACCCATATGCCCGATGTTCAGGTGACCAGATCAGATTGACGGGCTCGTCCTCGTGGTCGACGAGTGAAACGGCTGCCCGCGAGTGATCTTTCGGCTGAAGGATCCCAGCCGCCTTAAGCGCCGGCGCGACCCGCCCATGATAGCCGTCGAGGACCGAGCCGCTGATGACCGCATCCGGCGTCTCGATCACCGACAGCAATAGGTCCGCCGCCCTCCGACCAATCAACGACGACACCGCCATCTCCGGAAAGGATGCCCCAGCGCCGGAGATACTTTTCGCCGATCAGCTGCTCCTCTTCGGTCTGGTCCTTGAGATTGCAGCCATGCGGCATCGTGATCGTCAATGGCAGCGTCCGACCGCGTTTGGCATCGCCCTTGGGATGGAACTTGATGGAGAGTTTGGCCTGTGTCGCCACCCAACCGCCAGCCAGTGGATCGTTGGCGCCGAACCGCTCCGCCGACATGCTCCAGATGGTGCGGTCGGCCTTCTGAAGACATTCCAGCGTGACGCGCTCGCCCACATTGTCGATGGGCATCAGACGCAGCTGCTTGACCTCGACGGACTCGATCCCATCCTCCGGGTCGGTCGGAAAATCGAAAGGATGAAGCAGAACTGCGAGGTCGTAGGTGCGGAAGGGCACCTTCTCGCTCTGGAACTCGATCCCCAGCAGGTCGCGCGCCATGAAGCGGACCATCTCCTCGCGGCTCTCGCGGTCGTTGGCCACGACCTCGATGACACCGGTCGCCGGCTCGTAGGTCATAGCCGCCTCGAACACGGGACGTCGGGCGCGGCGGACGAGCGTACCCGCGTCATCGAACGCCAGGAAATCATCCAGCAGGCCCTCGCGGTAGATCGCGATCTGGACAAGCTCGCAATCCTCGCCGTCGAAGGTCGGCCGGTAGCGCCCGAAGATATCGATGTGGATGTTGTTGGAAGCGAACCGTTCGCGCAGCGCCGCCTTGAAGGCATCGATGGATGCCTCGTCCCGGCGCAAATCGAGATTCGGCTCGCCGATGAACCCGTCCCAGCTCCGACCACGGCGCCGCTCATCGGTGTAACGGACCTCCTCGGCATGGCGGAACCGAACCGGTTCGTTCAGGAACATCCAGAGCGAACGCGCATGGCCATTTGCCAGATCATCGAGCACCGTGCGGTCGTCGATCACGCTGTAGAGTGCGGTCTGCCCCGCATCATCGGCCAAGGCGCTCACACGCTCGGCGTCATTGACGATGCGGGTGCGGGCTTCGTCGTCCAATTCGTCGACGGCCCGCAAGGTGACGCGTGCGACTTCCGGCTCGGGCGACTCCCAATCGACCTCGGTCGGAAGCTCGATGCCGGCGTGGTGGAAATAGGCCTGCAGCGACGAGGCAGGCATGTTGCGGATGAAACTCGTCACTGAGGCCATGGCCGATCTCCTTAGCCTTTGATGTTGCGGGGGTCGTTCCCGTGGGAATCGGACTGGCCGATCCGACCATCCTGGTTGTGGATCTTGAACTCCGTCCCAGCGTTGCGGCTGATCTCCCGCCCACGGTCGATCGCCTCCCGCTTCGTGTCGAAGTGCCCGCTGGCACGCTCGGCGCCGCCACGGCGGACATCCCATCCGCCATTGGGGTTGGGGACCACATGATGAGTGCCCGATCCGTTACCTGCCTTAGCCATGACGGCCTTCTGTCTCGTGAAAGCGCGAAAGTGGGTTCGTTACTACGAACTGGCGCGAAAGATAGGTATTGCGGGTACGGCGTGTCAAAAACTAGATGTATCGCGATAACGAACCCGGCGGACAAACAGGAGAACACCCGGTGCCAACACCCCTGGGAGAGCGCGTTCGCGAGCTCAGACTGAAGCGAGGATTGACCCTGGAGGCGCTGGCCGAAAGGGTCGGATCCAGCAAGAGCTACATGTGGGAGATCGAGAACAAGGACGTCGCGCGGCCTTCGGCTGAGAAGCTTCACCAGATCGCGGCCGCCCTGGAGACGACGACCGATTACCTGATTTCTGCCGACGAAGTCACCGAAGCGGACGCGACAGACACTGCCTTCTTTCGCAAGTATCAGAAGATGAAGCCGAAGAGCAAAGAGAAGCTTCGCGAGATGCTCAAGATCCTGGACGATGAAGATGAATGAGCAATAGCAGCAGAAAATCGCCCAGAAGGGCCGCGAACGATCTGACTGTGCTTCTCCGCATCGTGCTGGGAGAAGACCGGTTCCCCGTGGACGTGGAGGCGCTGGCGCTCGAAGTCTCCCGCAACCACGAAGACCCGATTACGGCAGTGAAGGGCGTCGACATCGACGGCTTCGAGGGCATGCTCCGCGCACGGCGCAAGAAGCCCGGTTGGCAGATTCTCTACAACACTCAGCCCCGCTACCGCGGACGCGAGCGCTTCACGCTCGCTCATGAGTTCGGACACTACTTGCTGCACTGGTGCCCTCTGACCGCAGCGCACTACCGTAACGGCGAGCTCTCGGACGATTTCGACTTCGAGTGCCTTCCGCTGCAAGCCAACGGCTGGAAGGACGCGGAGAAGCAGCGTGAAGAAGAGGCCGATACCTTCGCCTCCTTCCTGTTGATGCCGATCGACGATTATCGGAACCAGGTCGGCAGTCAGGAGGTAACTCGCGACCTCCTTGGCCATGTGACTGACCGATACGGAGTTTCGCTTCTTGCGGCCGCGCGCAAGTGGATCGAATTCACTGACACCCGAGCGGCCATGGTGGTTGCGCGAGACGGCTTCGCGTTGTGGGGCAGAGCGAGCACGCGCGCCTACAAAAGCGGCGTGTTCATTCGATCGGGCATGCCGATTCCCGACGGCTCCATCATGGCCATGGGGTCGGCGTCGCAGCACACCAGTTCTCAGCGCCCGGTGGCTTTGCCCGCCGGCATCTGGACATTTAGTCGGGGCTCCGAACCCGTCCGAGAACTGACCTTCTTCTCTGACCGCCTCGGGCTGGCGGTGTCTCTTCTGCAGTTCGATCGCACCGTCGATGGAGCTGAGGTCGAGGACGAAGAACCATGGGACGCGTACGACCAGTTCACCCGTGATGATTCGAGGTAAGGACCCGTCAATGCTGCGGGCAGCGCCGCTCCGGGCGACTTGCACAGATGTTCGCGCTGGAAAGGCCTGACGAACGGCTTCGATCTACTTCTAATGATTCCATAGAAACGCAATAAGTCATTGAATCTTATCGCGTATCATCGTTTTGCGACTACTGTTTCGCCAGTCATCCTCTGTTGCGAACGGTCTCATGCAAGACGCCCGATCCGGCCCGAACCCTCTGTTGCCCGTCCGTCTTTCGGCGGACGAACGCCTCGATGAACTCGTGCAGATTCTTGCCGCGGGGCTGAGGCGTATCCTGCCGGAACAGTCCAGTTCTTTATCTGCACCTGGCGAAGACAGTTCATTCGACATTCTCGCCCTCAAACGCCGTGTTGGTCGTCGCAAACCGAGCAACCGAGTTGGAGGGCAATGATGCCAGGAACAAAGAGAAAGACTGACGCCGCGCCATGGCGGGCGGGCGAACGCGACGCGGCGGACGCGAGCGTGGTCACACAGCTTGCGGCGCTGAAGCGAATGGCGGTGGTCGAACTGAAGGCGAAGTGGGAAAGCCTCTTCGGCACGCCCGCTCCGAACAACAGCCGCAGTTACCTCGAACTGAGGCTCGGCTACCGGGTCCAGGAACTGACCCTCGGCGGCCTGTCCCGCGAGACGCGGCGGACGCTTGACTTGCTTGCCGACGAGATCGAGGGCCAAGCCAGGCACAGGTCGATCATCGCGGATCCCCGCAACCCGGTCGTCGGCACAAGGCTCGTGCGCGGTTGGGACGGGATGGAGCACACCGTCACCGTGATGAAAGACGGCTTCGACTGGCAGGGGCGCAAGTTCAAGTCGCTGTCGGCGGTGGCGCGGGCGATCACCGGCACGCAGTGGAACGGCTACCGCTTCTTCGGCCTTCGCGAGGCCCGGAGGGGTGAGGAGCGGTGGCCGGAGGCCCGCCATCGACCCGGTGGATCGATGGCAGCGACGAACGCCCGGAGCGCGAGCGGAGGGCCGAGATGAACCGTCAGGAAGCCGTCGCGGTCGTTCCGCGCCGCCGGCGCTGCGCCATCTATACCCGCAAGTCGAGCGAGGAAGGCCTCGACATGGAGTTCAACAGCCTCGACGCCCAGCGCGAGGCTTGCGAGGCCTTCGTGACGAGCCAGAAGGCGGAAGGCTGGGCCACCATTCGCGAACGCTACGACAATGGTGGCTTCTCCGGTGGTACGCTGGAGCGCCCCTGCCTGAAGCGCCTCATTCAGGACGTCGAGGCCGGTCTGATCGATGTGATCGTGGTCTACAAGATCGACCGCTTGTCGCGCTCGCTGATGGACTTCGCCAAGCTGGTCGAGATCTTCGACCGCAATCAGGTGACCTTCGTTTCGGTCACGCAGTCGTTCAACACCACCACTTCGATGGGCCGCCTGACCCTCAACATCCTCCTCAGCTTCGCGCAGTTCGAGCGTGAGGTGATCGGCGAGCGCATCCGCGACAAGGTCGCGGCATCACGCAAGCGCGGCATGTGGATGGGCGGTTATGTGCCGCTGGGCTATGACGTGCGTGATCGCAAACTCGTGGTCAACGAAAGCGAAGCCGCCACGGTCCGGATGATCTTCCAGCGCTTTGCGGCGATTGGCTCCGCGACCGTGCTGGCAAAGACGCTGGCCGCCGAGGGTGTGCGGAACAAGCGCGGCAAGTTGGTCGACAAGGGGTTCCTCTACAAGCTCATCAACAACCGGGTCTATCTCGGCGAAGCCGTGCACAAGGGAACGGCCTATCCAGGAGAGCACGCGGCGATCATCGATCAGGCTCTCTGGAACAACGTGCACGCCATCCTGAAGGAGAGCCCGCGTCTGCGGGCC